CCTTTCAGCTTACGCCGCGCTTTGGTTTTGATGGTATCCGCCTCGGAAGATGAGATGTTCCCAGCCCGCATGCTGCGCGTTGCACCGCTGATTGCCAGTCGCGCGTGATTCTTGTCCGGCACGGGGAACGATCTACCGGGGCCTGCGAACGCGTTTTTAGGCAGAGAGCGTCTCCTTGCCGTCGATAGCAGGCTCATGGCTTCCTCTTCAAGCGCCGGAGTGCGCCTTCTTTCTTCTCAGGCAGCCCGCTGGTTGGCGTAGCGGCGAACTCGTGCAGCACTTCTTTCGGCACCCCGAGAAGCCCACGATTACGCTTATGGAGCTTCTCGGGAGAGTGTTCAGCAATTGCGAATAATTCTTGTTGCTTGCGACTTTTGGCCGGCATCCAGCACCGCCCTAGTACAGGACGTGCGTCGTTGAGGCGTAAACGGAATTTGCCGCGGCGTTGTAGCTGAACACGCCAGGGATGCCGCTGTAATCCAGCAACGTGACCAGATTCGACAGCGACTTGTAGGTCACCAGCGTCGTGAGTCCAGCCGAGTGGCCGCCGGCCCATAGGAACCAAGAGGGCGTGAGGGAAACCAGGCCGCCGCCCGCACCCCTGCGGTTGTTCGCTGCTTCCTGAACGCCGCCAGAACCCGATGTGATCGGTTCGCCCGCGCTGTGTGCATTGGCGAATACGGCCGTGAATGTCGCCGTGTTGGGAATCGAGGGTGTTGGATTGCTGACAGCGGTAATCACCACAGTCTCCGCAGTCGATCCAAGGCCTACATTCAGAACGCCGTTCACTACCAGCGGCAAAATCACGGTGCCGTCGGCGGCCACACTCTGGCCAAGTTCAACCTGATAGGTCTGCGAGCCGGTTCCGGTGTTGGCGGACGAAAGGATGAGGGCGTTGACTGAGTTTTTGAGTCCAAAAGCGAAATCCCACGCTGATGCAATTCCATTGCTGACTGATTGGCTCACGGTGTCTCTCCTTACGCCGGATACGTTTCTGTCACGTTCTGGCACGTCATGTCCACTTGTTTGAATTTGTTTTGAGAGTGGCACCCAAGACAAATACGGTCCGGCGGAAAGTTCATGTAAACCTGCCCGCAGACCGTGCAGTAGTAGATTCGGACCACCGTAGCGGCTTGCATAGGCGGTCCGGGGGTAGAGGGCATCACATTCCTAACGCGGAGCCGCCCAGCGACCCCATTGAATTGCCTTCGCTCTCATCATAGCCGACGCCTTTTTCGCCTTCGGCTCCCTCTTCGCCCATCGACTCGCCAAGATGCTGTTTCATGCCCTCGGCGTCTTCCATGTCGCGATGCTCCGGCTCGCCGCCAGTCTCGACGGAATGCGAACTGCCTGAAGAGCCATCGTGATGCGCGTGGAAGTGCTTCTCGCCTGGTGCGCCATGTTTGGACGAAAGATGCGCATGCATGTGGCCGATGGTTTCGTGCTCTTCCTGCTTGCCCTCGTGCACAGTGTGAAAAGAGCCGTCGCCGTGGTCGTGGACCTCGGTCATCTTGCCGCCAGATTCGCCCTCTGCCGGCTCCTTCGACGCCTTCTCCCCCAGTTTGGGTTCCTTGGCGCCGTGCGAGCGTGCCACTTGGTCGTTGTGGCGATACGTGCCTTGTCCGTCAAGCGGCATGGTTCTCCTTTACGCGACTTGCGACGCCACCAGAGTGGGTTCAGTGGGAGGCGGTGTTGTCTGCGGAATCTGGAACGACACCGGGTTGGACGTGAGAACCGTCACCCCATCTGTGCCCAAAGCCGTGAAAGCAACTTGCGCATCCGTCAGGGTGTCGCCGACCGGAACAGATGCTACGACCTGATTGTCCAGCGGGATTGCGCCATTGGTCGCGTCTGTGGTTGCGGGCGCAAAAGTGATGGACGGGTCTGAGGATGACCAAGTGAGTTGAGGGTTGTATCCCGCTGGGGCTGATTGGCCGGCTGGAAAGTTGAGAACGCCTGCGAATTGTCCGGTGGTGCCCGGTGCGATGCTGCCGATCGACATGGGATCTCCTGTTTGGAAAGCTTTTAGTTGCGGTTCCTGGGGTTTCTCAAGCAGATGGAGTACGCGCTCGATGAGATGTTCGAGGCGTCCAATCCTGCGGTAAACTTCGTGTTCAAAATCGTTGCTCATGCGGCTGGAGGCTTAATCCAATCGTTCGCCGGTTCCGTATAGGGAACAAATGGCTTCAATGGTCGGCCCTCGGAATCGAGGGCCTGTGCCGTGGATCCAACACCAGGCTGAGGTCCGACGCCATAGGAGCCGGGATAATCCGTGCCATCGCCGGTCTGTGTCCAGTTATCGTGGCCCGCGCCATAGCGGCCTGTGCCTGATCCGTCGGCAATTTCGCGAGTGCTGTTGATCGTGTGCAGGTTTGTATCGAGCTTCGCGTTTTCGGCCTGTAGATGGTAATCCGTGCCATGCGCCAAGCCTTCCGGCGTGGTTTCCGCGACAATCAGCGCACGAAGTGCGTTCTCGCGGCCCTGAACCACGATGTTCTCGGCTTTCGCGAGGGTGATGATCATTTCAATTGACATTCAGCTCTCCATTGCCTTGATGTTGTTGGCGGTGACCTGGGCTTGATGCTCAAGAGGAATCTTACTCTTCTGCTCTGCGATGTGGCGCATTTCCGCGAGTCCGCGCCGGCGCTTGTCTATAGGCTTAGGCGACTCTCTCCTGATGTCATCTGGAACAGTTTCTAAAGGAGAGTTAATCTCGAGGGTGGGGAATTGACTTGGATATTTATGTGAAACCTTCGGCGCAGCCGCCTCCAGCCACGCAACCATCTTCTGCCAGTACTCGCGAAAGGCAATCCCGGCGATGAAGCAGATCAGTGCGGTCACTTCCAGGATCAGTGCGGTCTCTGCCATCGCAATTGCCTCCTTACGGGCTTGTGTAACTTATCCCAGGACTCGTCGAACTTGCGCCCTGCCATCGCTCGAGCTGTCGCTTCATGGTCCGGCTGGTCGCGCTTGATTCTTTCGAGCAACTCGGACAATTGTACCGCTTTCGGTTTTGGCGTCGGTTTCCCGAAGATAGCGTACAACCCATAACCGGCTCCCTGCAAGGGAGAATCTTCGCCATTTTTAGTCGATTCAATCTTTTCCGGCTCGTCCGGGTTAGCCTGCACGATCGGCATCAGCCGCCTCAATTGCCGGCACCTGTCGGCAACCTGCCAGTTAGGAACTTCGATCATTTGATGATCTGCGGTCTCGCCAAGTTGGATCGTGATGCCCAGTCTTTCCCTCATCAGCGTGTCGCGACCTAGCTTGTCCCTCGTAGATGCATGCGGAGCCGGAATTCCAGCCTTTCTCAAGATAGGCGTCATGCGATTATTCACCGAATTGGCGTTTTCGCCCATTGTTGCGGTGTTTTTGGTCGCCTCAGCATCGAACGAGTGCGCGAAATTGATGAATTGCGGCATCTTCCCGTCCTCGAAAGCCCAATCCACGATGCATTTTGCCAGCTCTTCAGGCTCTTTCTCGCGCTCGTAGAGCTCATCGTAGGTATAAAGAACCCCGTCATCGTCCATGACGTGCTTGTAGTAACTGGCTGGGTGCGCAAAGCCCCAATTTCCAGAAATCCACTGCTTCCACCAGGGTTTGATTTCGAGATGCGCTCGATCGAACACATGAATCGCCTCATCCCACACGCCCCTGAAGTATCCGCCGGCGGCGCCCCACTTCCCATACTTCAAGGCTTCCTGAAACGCCAGCGGATACTGAGCCAGGTTCAGAAGGAATTGAGGGTCGTTGGCGTAAACAGGGTTGTCGAGATAGGTTGCCGGGAAATAAGCAAAATCGCGCGGATGGTATGCCTCTTTTTGGGAGTCATCCATGCCTGAACACGGAACCTTCTTGACGAACAGATCCTCAACCCACAACGCACCCACGCCGATCGGGTTGCCGGCCCCATACTTGCGCGCATAAGGGCTCACGGGGCAGCGATTCCAGGCGCTCGTTCGCATCCATTGGTTGAATGTGAAGTCGCACATCTCGTCGTAGCCGATGTGAAACCATTGCCCTTGATAGCCCCATGCATCGTTCTCGTACTGCATTGAGCCAAACTTAGTCGTGGCGCCATTGAGCCAAGTGACGATCTTCTTCTGTTCGTGATATTGGCGGTAAATCTCTTGAGGGATGGATTCACGAAACCGGGTGATTACTGTGTCGTCGAGTTGTGGGGTAGTGCGCCGGAGAAGCAACGTGTGGACCTGGGGCCCAAGTTCACAATTGAACTCGTTCGCAGCTGTGAACTGCTCCATGATCATAGCCAGCGTTTTGCCGGGGCCAGCCGCACCACCAAGGAAGCCATAAGGCGCGGTCGAGCAATGGAATGCGCGCTGGAAGGGATATGGGTCATACTTCTTCGTCATGTCGTAGACGAAGCGCTCGGGACCGCTCTTGACGCTGGAGATCATATGCGGTTCAATGCCTTACTACTACGGGACCTGAATGGTCTGCGCTGCGATACTGATCGTTGCCGTAATCGGTCCTGCGCTTGTCTGAATTGTGATCGGAATCGATTGAGCGGCAATGGTCAGAGTCTCTGTCGCTGGCGGTGTTACTGGAATGTTGATCGTGTAAGCTGCCGTCGAGGTTGGTGATTCGGTGTAGCCTGGTGCCGTGGCATAGGCAGTCAGCGTCTCCGTGGCCCCCACTGCGAGCGGTTTAGTGTAAGCCGTCACCGTCCCGCTGTTGATCGCGTAGTAGATGGTTGCGCCGGAAGTTGTGTCAGAGATAGCGACTGTTTGTGCCGAGGTGTAAGTCCCTGGACCCGGCAGGAAAGTCGGCGTCGAGACCGTGGCTGGTGGAGGTGTGACTACCGAGCCTGCCGTATAGGTGAATCCGTAAATGACAAGAGGCGTGACGGCTCCCGAAGTAGAACCCGCCGTGGCCGCCGTCAGCCCAACATAAGCTGTGTCCCCGCCTACCAGCGCCGGGATGTTGACGTTCGACCATGTATTGGTAAAGCATTCGGGGCCGGGGCACGATCCACCTGCGCTCACGTCATAGAGATTCAGTGTCAGGTTCGAGCCGTCGTAACTGATGGTGGCCGAATAAGTATCGCCAGTGCTCGTGTCGATTGAAGATGCAGGCGAATTCAAAGAAACTGGAGCGGTGCTGATCTTGCCTGGAGTGTAGTCCGTAGAGATGTAGGGTGGGATGCAAGGCGATTGGTTGGCTGAGTAGATTTGCGCGCTTGAGTGAGTGAATGTATAGGGATACGGAGCACTTGCCGACAGTGTGCTGAGAGAGTCGAGTTCGAGCGCAAATAGATTATTTGGCTCTGGGTTAGGTGGTGTTTCCTGATATCCGAATGCCTGATAAAATCCCGCTTCGCATCCTGCTCCGGCCGTGAAGGTTCCACCCTCTGCCGAATTTGTACCCGGCTGATTATTCGTGTTGTTCAGGAGGAATGCGACGTTCACGCCATCCGGAATGAACTTAAAGGTAGCCGTGAAAGCCTGCACATTCACCGGAGTTTGATAGATGAGCGACGTAGCCCCATGCCCCGAAGGCAACCCTACCATCGTGAGAGTCGAGCCCGACAGGCCAGAGTTGTTCTGTGGTGAATTCAGATAGAACGGGTAGTTTCCATAGCCGCCTTGAGTATTGACCCCACAGGCACCGGAGGAAGAATTAAAGCCAGAGCAATTAAAGACAGTCTGCGCTGCGGCCGGAAGGGAAAGTATCAGTGCGAGTAGCCAGAGTGCCGAGTG